CGGGTAAAACAAATTCATAACTTTGTATTTTAAGAACAGCCTTGACAAACTGTAGACCTTGCAAGGTCAGTCTTAGACTGTTGGCGTCGGTGGGATTCATCCACCAGGCTCGTTGATAGTCAGAAGTTTCGGCCATGGGCAAGTTGCCTTGCTGAACGAAAATTTTTGTCAGTTGAAGTTGGGTATAACGCTTAGGGGTAGATTTTGTCGCCGGCACGTAACAGCACCACGGTGAACTTGTCGGTCTTGAACAACACGTTGAGCTTCTTGGCCAAGTTGATGGCATGCCCAGGATTAGAGAAACTTACTTTTTTATATTTTGGTCCAGGGTACGAAACTAAGATATTGTGGGTTTTGAGATTGATGGGTTGATCATCGTAGAACACCGCCCAGATACCTTCCGAGCTTAATACCTGCTCGCTTTTGTAATTGGTCTTATTTACATGGTCCAACAACACAGTTGGTTTTGGTCGGCTCATTTTGCTATCCTTGATCTACTAGTTATTTATCTCAATAATATGCGTAGTTTATTTAAATCCACCGCCGTCCATGCTGATATTGGTTGTTACCACACCAGATGCAGATTTGCCGGCTAAGTTAGCGATCGTGGCCATCAAATCGTAGATTTCGGCATGTAAACTGCGAGCTTCTTCGGCATTCAAGGTCAAAATTTTACCATTGCTTTGATTCATGGCCCGCACTTTGCTGTTGAAGTTTTTGATATGCAAGGGCAAATTATTGTCCATTTGCCTCTTTCATTGATTCCAGCATGGCCTCTTGAGTCTTAAACGGTCCTTGATATTCATAGCGATTAAGTGTGATCAGTTTTGGACAATAGGCTCTGACCCAGGTGTTGCTGAATCGTATGATATAGTATCCGGCACAAAAGAAACTTTTTGATTTGGCACCTTTGGTATATATAGGCAAATAGCGTTGTACATCTAACACTTCGTTGTTGGGCTGATTAGGAGTGGGAAAACCATACACTTCATAGACATCTTGTTTTTCTCGACGTGGTCGTTCGGCCTTGACAAATTCAATATTGTATTTCTTACTCAATAACTTGATCGACGGAAACATTTCTCGCTGATCATCGTGTACATAAACAAATCCACCTTCTTCGATGGCCTGGATAGTGGCTATCTTGGTGCCACCCGATTCCACGATCCAGAATTTGTTTTTTACTACAGGCTTGGCTATGATATCACTCATGTGTTTCTCCTTAAACTGCGTCTTGCAAAATCCATATCAACCAGATATAGAAAGTATAATGGGCCAATTGATCCGCACCCAGCTGGATCCAAAAGCGTTGTTGATTGGCATTTCTAGTGCCCCATCTGGCCTTGATATAATCGATGTGGTAATGTACCACACTGTCGAGTAAACCAAACATGGCCGCTGCCATTATGTTGTTGGTAAATGCCGTCAGTACTATGGCAGTGAGTATTCCGTGCAACAAGGCATGCTCGATGCCGCCTTTGAGACCATAGGTACCTTTTTGTTCGACCATGTATTCAAATTGCAATACAAAATCGGCTATCCAGTGTTTGACAGCCAACACAAACAACAATAAAAATATCATCTACCGCGATCCCACCAATAGTTGATTGCGGCAAACACCCAGTAGACCAAGGCATCGCCCCAGTCGCCTTTGGCAAATTCAGCCAGGCCGGCCATGATCAGGAAACCAATCAAGAACCAGGTGATTTTGAGATAGTTACGCAGGTACCACTGTCTAAACTGTTCAAACATGTTAATCCTTTTCTGGGTAAGGTGCTTCTAAAAATTTGGTAAATTGCTCGGCATATTCGCTCATCTTGACCAAATCATATCGGCCACAGAACTTTAAGAACTGTGCGCCAATCATGGGTCTATTCAGGGCCTGGCTGTTGCCTTCTATGGTGCCACGTATTTTGACCTTGACATCATTGGGCTGTGCAGTGAGATCTACCAACACTCGATTGCGTTCATAGTCATCCAACACACGATGTTCGGCACCGTTGTGATCCACCCAGCGTTGTAGCATCAGGTTATTCCACGCAAAGCCCTTCTTATCTTTGTCATCAAATGCTTCTTTGAGCCCAACTTTATTTTTGCTACCCACTGTACGGACCCCCGGGTACGCTGAAAAGATATTGTCGGTCGGATCCCCTCGCATGCATTTTTCGAAAAGAATCCACTGAGGATCCGGAATTGTTTTTGGTTCCTTAGTTTTTTTATCCTTGACTGGGGCACCTTTTTTGTCGAAAATACCTTGCGTAGTGTGGAGTTCATCTGCTATTCCGTTGTATTGATTTACATTGTCTGCCAGTAGTTGGTGGAAATCTGTGTCCGAACTTACAATGGTATGATGATCTTGTGGGTGTGCCTGTATCCAACCAGCAATCAGATCATCGGCTTCTAGATCAGGATGTTGTAGCACAGTACAATTGGTCTTGTTGGCCAGGAAGTCTTTCAAGGTATCAAAGGTTTCCCAGAACAATTTGTCCTCCTCGGCTTCCTTTTCAGTCAGTGCAGCACGGGCCACGCTACGATTTTTTTTGTAAGGTTCGTAGTAATCTTTGCGCCAGCTACGACCTTCCAAGCAAAATATCACATGATCGGCACGCTGGTCTCGCCAGCACTTGTTCACGCTGTTTAGTGTGACGTGTATGGCGAAGCCTAGTCGGTCCCAGGTATCTGCTTGGCGGTGAGCGGCGTGCCTGGCACGGAAAAAGGTATTGGCTGTGTCTACTAGTAGATATCTCATGTCATTATAATAGCATATTACTCATTCTGTGTCAACAAGTTTTGGACATAATTTTGGTACAGAAATTCGGCCCAAGCCCGATGTGCCTCGGGCCCAAAATGATAAGAATCGGATTTGACCGGTTTGAACCCACGCTCGATCAACCAATTATAGTAGGTGTGAGCAGGATCATAAGGTTCGATGTAACTGCTACCCCAGTCAAAATGTGGCAAATTGGTAAACGGCTCAAACGTGTTGAAAAATATGTGTGGAATTTCTGCGTCAGCTAGATTTCTATGTAACAGATGTATTTTGCCATGTGCATGGCGTACAGCATGATCATAGTTGAGATTTACAATGTAATTCCTATACATGTCTCGTATTTCTTGAGGCCAATCATGACCCACACCACCGGCGTTGACTTGCCAATACTGTTGTGTGTCTTGGTGCCACCACTCTTCTCGTTCCCAGGTGCTCCAACCTATGACCACAAGATCGGGTCGAAATATCTCCAAGGCCTCGTAGGTTGTGCGAATGATCCTGTCATTGCTGCTGGCACTTTCAGCATCACACTCTAGCACTGCACCCAGCATGTTGGCCAGTTCGCAACCGTAGCTGACACGCAGATTGTCTGGATGCGGCTCACGTGCCATGTTCCAGTACAGACTGTCATCTGAGGCAAACGAATACGAATTCACTGCTTCGGCACCGGCACTATGACTGTCGCCATTTACATATAAGATCATTTTTTAAAATAATTTTGGTATAAAAATTCGGCCCAGGCTTGATGACCTGCAGGTCCAAAATGCATGCTGGTCGCACTGACTGGTTGATATCCTTGATTTTTTAACCACAAGCAATAAGTGTAGGATTCCCGATACGGTTCAACAAAATAATTTCCCCAGTCAAAGTAAGTGCCGCCCATGTCATGTATAAATTCAAAGCTGTTGAACGTGTTAAAAAACAAGTGTGGTATAGACAACTCAAGCAGTTCCTGATGGAAAACAAAAATCTCTTGATGCGATGCCACGGTCCTGGCATTGATAGCACAGGGATCAGAATTGTCAATTACCCATTTTTTATATTTATAGGCTAATTCTGCAGGTACTGATTCAACGCCGCCACCGGTAACTTGATAGGCAACACCGTTGTGCCACCATTCCTCACGCTCAAACGGGCTCCAGCCAATGACTAAAAAATCAGGTTTGTTGCTTTTCAAATATTCTCTAGTGAGTCGCAGTATTCTAGCGTTGCTACCACCGGGCTCTGCATCACAAACCAAGTCAGCACCCAACAGATCAGCCAATCTCTGACTGTAACTGCGTTTGATGCATTCGTCTTGTAGAGTTTGGCCCTGAATATTATCTTGTGCTGGTTGGTGTTGTCTGGTGCTTTCGTTGAATTCTAGTATCATTCC